ACCAGAAGAATCAACTACGACACAAATGTCGATTGTCTCGCCGGGCTTCATTCCAGGCATAACAGCATCCATATGCCAAGCGCGACGCGAAGGACGCTGCCAAGTATAGTCAGCTTTGATAATAGATTCGATTTGTTGGGCAATCAGTTCACGCCAGTCGATCTTAGGTTCTGTCAGATCCTGGATCATCTTCTTAACGCCACCCGGGACGTTACCAGCGCCAGCTTGCTCAGCTGCCTGAAGAACTGCTTCACGTACTTCGTCTTTCAACGCTTTACGCTCTGCGTCAGTCATCGGAACAGGACCAGAAGTACCTTTTCCATCTTCGTCGCCGTCGTCGTCTTGACCAGCATCTTCTTTCATATGCTCGTCTAAAACTTTGTCAAGCAGGTCGCCAAAAGCGTCTTCAATATCTTTATCGCTCGGAGCGTTTCCAGTTCCCTGACCCTGTCCTTGGCCTTGGCCTTCGCCTTCGCCTTCGCCGTCACCTTTTTGCTTGTTTTTGTCGTTTTCTTCTTGTTGCTTCTTCGCCTTAGCATACAGAATTTCGTAAACTTCTTCAGAAGCCATACCTTTGTATTTCTTGTCAAACAGAACGCCAACAGTAGTGATCAACTCGCCAACATTCTCATCAACCAGATCCTGGTTAACAAGATAATCGTTAGCGATGTTCCACAATTGCGGATGACGATCAACACGACGACCCATATGGTCATAAACTACGTGAAGAACTTCGTGTCCCACAAGAAAGTCAACTTCCTTAGGACGAAGTGACATGATAAAACGTGAATTGTAGTAAAAATAACGACCGTCTGTAGCAGCGGTCGGAAGCCATTCGTCTGCGTTACGCAGAACTAAACGGGTAGCAAGATTGCCGAAAAAGGGCTTGTTAAGCAGAAGTGAAATACGTGACATGACGATACGCTCAATCGCATCTTCGTCAATCTTTTGGTCGTATGGGATAGGCTCAGGAATGAACTTCTTGAGCATTTCTTTTGCTTGATCTGAAAGCTTGTCTTGGTTTATAGCCATTTCTGACAGCATTTGATTATACTGTTTTCCGGCCTTTTTCTGCTTTTTAGTAACTTTAACGGACATATGTTGAGCTCATTAATTTATTTATACGTGTATTATACAGTCTTTTGCTGAAAATAGCAAGCGATTTCTGCACTCATTTGTCATTATTTTGAAGCTTTAACTTCAACCAGTTTCTGAAGTTAAGATGAATAACTTTCGCTTTTTGGCTCTTTTGACTCAGGTGTAACATCTTCGCCTGGCATCAACTCAATGCCGAGTATTTCTAATTGTGACATTGCGGCAGAATCAAGAGCAGCACATTCAGCAATACTACCAGCGCCAACGTCGATTGGTATATTATTTAATTTAGGGAGCATGTATGTTTCTACTTCGGCTGGATCGCGTCTTGCGTTTCGAACGTATAATTTAGTCATAACAAGCGCCCGATAGGAAGTAACAGCATACATTTCTTCTGATAATTCTTCTGTTGTCCAGCCATTAACTAACACTTTATTCCATAAAATATGACAAAAAGCATATTTTATAGCAACTTTCATGTTGGCTTCTTCTGGTCCACGGTTATATACTATGCTTACATACATCCAATAAATCTCAGGATCTAGTGCTAATCCTGTCATTACACTGTTTGCAATAAATTGTGCTTTTTCAGCGTGAGTAGGTTCTGAAGCTGGCTCCTTTTCTGCCATAACCGAGGCAGAAAATAATAATGCTACTGCGATTATAAATGTTTTCATAAAGGTATTTATCGGTCGTAAAAAAGGACGGTAAGTTTCCTTACCGCCCAAAATCGCTATTTCTAGCGGTCCTCAACTCAGTGTGCCAACCTTTACGCCACCAATTGTGACGTGTCCGTTTGGCTGTGGCAGACTGCCACGTGCTTGACGTGCGGCAACAGAATCCGGGCGAATGCGCGAACTCATGCCAATCATCGAATCATTAGACAAACTACGCAGTCTGACCGTATTTGCGGCGTGAATTTCCAGCTCCTTGTCACGCTTTTCCTGGCGTTCCAGGCGTTCAGCTTCCTTTGCTATTGCTCTGTAATCAACATATTCGACAACATTGTCATTAGTAGCCGTAATTTCGGCAATATCTTTTTCAACTCGTTCCATTATATCAGCCGCACCCTCAACTGAATCAACAACAAGATGGCCTGCTTTCATGTGGAATTCGTGAAAACCCTTCATTTTTCCAGGATTGATCGGAAGACTGTAAGTAGCAAGCATAATTTTAGCACCAAACACCATTATGTCAGGATCAGCATACTTGGTCAAAAAACTTAGCAAATTGTTAGCTCGTTTGTGCCATTCACTGGGAACTGAACTAGTGCTGTCTTCTTGAAATGTTCCGGGTTCGCCAAGTTCCAGGTATAATGCGCTGGCGCATTTGAGGGCTAATGTCTTCATTTCCATATCACCCCACTCAACGTGCGCGAGATCATATTTAGGCCCGTCTGCCAGCAATTGCTGGACAGAGGGCATATGAGGCAGGAGTGCTTTAGGCCAGGCTTTTTCCATGACTACGATACCGCAGCCATGATGTACTTTCCGTAGCTCTTGTGGAAGCGATCAAAATGCTTCAGCTTTCCAGGTTGGAGAGGAAGGTTGTAAGTAGTAAGAGCAACTTTCGCTCCCATTACAACCAGTTCAGTGTTGAAGTTCTCCATCATGAAAAGGAAGAAATAATCAGCCATTTCGTGCCACTTGTTTGAATCAAGCTTTGTATGCTTGTCTTTCAGCTCGTAACACATTGAAATAACAAGCGAATACATCGCAGAAATCTCTTTAACAGACAGTTCAGTAACTTTACCTGACAGAATGTCATCGACGCTGGGCAGTGCCGCAGCATACTTGCGATGTTGCATGAATTTGATAGCAAGTCCTTCACCAACAGTACCAGCAATCAAGTCAGTCAGTTCAGCTTCGTCGCCGATTCCATCTTCAATCAAATCGCTTACAAACTCCCAAGAGCGCGGAGTAGCAAATGAACGTGAAGAAGAGCGCGGATCAAAATCAAACAGATCTTGCTTCGCAGCTGAAATGTAACCAGTTACATCAGGCTCGATGTTGTTCATTACAGCCCAATCAAACCACGAGTCGAAATCAACACGCATTTCCAGGTGAACAAAACGGTTAGCAAGCGGAGAAGGCATGCGATAAACGACACCTTTGTCAGTTTCGCGGTTACCAGCAGCGACAATTACTACATTGTCAGGAAGAACGTAGTTACCGATCCGACGATTCAGGATCAACTGGTAACCAGCAGCCTGAACGCTCGGAGGAGCAGCATTCATTTCGTCGAGAAACAATACAACGATAGGATATTGCGATGCGAATTCTTCTGTAGGAAGATCAATAGGCGGAGCCCATTCCATCAGTCCAGAATCTTTGTTGTAAAACGGAATACCGCGAATATCAGTAGGTTCCATAAGACCCATACGAAGGTCAATCATGTAACCATCCATATCATCGGTGATACCTTCGATTAACATTGATTTTCCGATTCCAGGAGGACCCCAGAGGAAGATAGGACGCTTCTTTCTGAAGCATCGCTTAATGCGAGTATTCGCTTCCGCGGCTGTAACTGTCCGCGTGTCTACAATAGTGTTTTGCTTTGCTGAGGCCATGCTTTTTTTACTCTCTTTTATGATTTAATACGTGTATTATACAGTCTTTTTATAGAGATGTCAAGCATTATTTTAACTCATTTGTCGATTTATTCCCTAGAATATGCTTCAATTAACGCATCTAAGTCATTGTCATAGAGTGCTGCCCAAACTGCGACTTCCTGACTATAAATTCCGATTTTTGTGATAAGTGAGCCTTCAAATCTCCCTGCGGAGTAGGGCCAAGGCATGCGTTTATTGAGATTTAGCAGATCTTTGCTATACAAGAACTGAACTTCGATATAATATGGAGTCAATTGTAATGCTCGTTCGAAGAATTTGGCTCCTACAAAGGATAGCGCAAATCCATGAGTATCATTAGCAGAATTCCATATGACACTGGGAACAAAATTGTCGCAATTGAAGATATCACGCTCCCAATTTGGGTTTAATTCGTTCGCCTTTTCCATACATTTTTCAAGGAATTCATCTTTCGTTAATCCCTTGATTTTGCGGATGGTCATATTATGGAAATACTTGTTCGCCCTGACTTAAATAATGAACTGTGAAAGCTTCAACGTTGAATTGCTTATTTAACTTTTTAGCTAGATTGATAGCATGGCCAGGATTGCTGAAACTGGTCTTCTTATACTTAGGACCAGGATAATTTACCAGGATATTTTGGGTTTTGAGATTGATTGCGGTACCATTGTAGAAGACAGCCCAAATACCTTCACAACTTAGAATCTGATCAGATTTATAAGTTGCTTTGTTTATGCTTTCTAATAATACTGTTGGCTTAGGCCGTGACATTGATAATACCTCTTATGTAAGGTATTTATCTATTATATCCGGTTATAATGAATTATCACCGGCGTCTAATTTGAGTTCAATGATGTTTGGCTCGTTTGCGTCAGCTTGTAATCCGTGTAATTGATCAAGAACCTCGAAGATATCAGCATGTAAAGCTCTTGCTTCTGCTGCGGTCATTCGCAATTCCTTGCCAGATCCGGCGTTCATAGCCTTGACTTTTTCGTTAAATTTTGTAAAATGTAACGGTGTCATTTGCGCATCTCCGCCAGACGATCCTTCATTTCCATTTCAGTATGGAACGGACCTTTGTAATCGTTGCGATCCAGTGTCAGCAATTTAGGACAGAAATTCTTGACCCAAGCACCGCTAAAACTGATGATGTAGTAGCCAGCACAGAAAAAGCTCTTGCTAGCCTCTAATTTAGTGTATAGTGGTAATCCACGCGAAACGTCATAAACAGTGTTAAAGACGTCACCGTCTGCTGAATAACCATATACGCTGTCTGTTGGCTCTTTCGCAGGTTGTGTGACTGTGCGTCCGATCTTGATGTTATGCTTTTCACCCAATACTTTGATAGACGGATATTCTGTACGCTTTGTCTCGCTGACAAGCATAACGCCTTTTCTGTTGATAAGTTTTTGGATTGTAGCGACTTGATCGCCTTCGTCATCTGTAACGACCCAGAACTTGTTCTTGACTACTGGTTTTGCTAGCATGTTTTTGCCTCTTTTTGTTGTTTGATTTGTCATTATGGGTGTTTATTTATCATCGCTAACTTCCGTTATGTGCCCGTGACGCACTCGTGCTTTCGACGGTGCGGGCCATTTACGATCGATTTCGTCTTTGCTAAGAGTATCCATTATGAATGCTCCGTTATTCTTTATGTCTGCCCACGACCATTCTTCGGCACCTTCTACAAACAAAGTGAAACTAATTTCACCTTCGCCTAATTCTGGATCATTTGTATCTCGCAGAATTTGCTGTACTTTTTCTGCTATTTCTTGCTTTTGTTTTGTTGAAAACATTACTCGCTCGCCTCATGTACGCCGAACAGTTTTGTGATGGTATCCAAGAAATATACAGGAGTATCTCCGTGACCATATTGGTTATTAAAAAATATAGTGTCGGGATTTTCTCTAAATTTAGCAAGATAAACTTCCTTTGTTTGCTCATGCTTAAACAGCAGGAAGAAATTGTCTAACATAAATCTCGGAAATGTACAATATTCCTGCTGTTTCTTTCTGTCGATTGAAAAATACTGACGCCCTTTATATGGATATGACGCTCCCTTGAGTTTAGCATCAACCCAAAAAGGACTGCCGTCAATGTCAAATACAGTAAAATCGGGCGAAATATATTCTTCTTCTCTGTTTTCGCCTTTGTATAATCTAGGACCGACTAAATTGCCACCAGTGCTTTCAGTGGGATCAACTTGATTGTTTATAATATAATGATCGGGATATATCTTATGTAATATATCAATCGCATGGCCATGCTCAAACGCAAGCCCGCGAGCTAATGTTTCTTCGAAGTATTCTCGACTTTGTCTCATTCGTTATCCATATAGTTTTTTTCGTAAGATGCTTGCTCCGCCGCGCGTTCGGCTAGTAACGCTTGACGCTCTTTTTCATGTTCATCGCACAATGTTTTAATCCAACTGCCTTTTCGCAATTCGCCAATGTTACCACAGCGTTCACAGGTAGTAGCCGACATGGATTCGGCAAACCCAATAAGATCTTGTGTGCGGTCATCGTATTTCCTTACGTAAACGTTAAGAGTGCCAAATTTTTCCTTAATTTGTTGAACTACAGGAAATTCCATTTCAACTGGCCATTCGCCGTTGCCGTTATTAAGCGATGAGATACGTTGCTGTAAATAGTCCGGCACTTGATCGCGACAACCGTTGTCGATCATATCTTGTGCTTCCATCAACTCATTTAAACGCTTGTTGTTGTATCGAATATTGGATGTAATGTTATTAAACATTGCGTTCAAAATGTTATACCAACCATCGTCGCATTCAAACACAAAATGTCCACGTCCACGGAAATTGTGGAACAAGAAGACTTCTGGATTCTTCTCGATTAGTTGTAGTTCAAGTTCTTCTTTCATACTGGTTCCGGTACATAAATGTATAAGCTATCAATTATAACGCCATTGTCTTCGGCAGTCTCGAGCTCCTTGCGGAACATTAGCTTTGCCTTTTTAGGAATGTCGCGATACTTAACGCCAGAAATTTTCTCTCTGATAGTTCGGCTAAGAACATCACGAATTCTTTCGGTTTGGTGTCGTTTAGCATGACTTCCAATGATTCTGACATTAACTCCCACGCTATTTTGTGTTGTCGCTGTAATTAGCGATTCAAAGCGTACAGTGTCCGCGTTTGCGGATGATATAGACGCCACCATTACAATCGCCAAAATTAACGCTAGAAAAGCCGCTGCGATTGATACAATTCGTAAATTAATCTTCACCTAATATACCTTTAGCCATTTCACGAATGTCTGCCGAGATTGGGTTATTCTTAACCCAAGTAGCAAACTCTTCCAATTCTTTGATGCGATCATTTGCAGCATCTAGTTTTTCGTGATGATTAACCATACTCATGTATTCATGGGATACAAACTCTTCCAATTCTTTGATGCGATCATCTCGCTCATCTAAGCCATTGGTATCTACATCTACCAATTTTAATAAGGTTTCAATTTTCTCACCGCGCTTTGCTAACTCGTTGTTACCAGCAGCAATAAGACGCAGATGTAACTTTTCTTTAAGTTCCATAAATCCTAACTCCGTCGTTAGTTCTTCAATCTCGTTAAGTAACTTTGTTGGATCGCATACATCGTGATCATTGCCGTTGTCATCGGTATATACATATTGATTTTCTGGATCACACAAATGCGCTTGACCGTCGTTGGGATGTCCGCATCGCATACAAGGCCTACTCATCGTCAATAGTTCCGCCAAGTGCTCGATAAGTTATGTAATGCTCTACGACCGTGATTAATTCATTGAGCTCTTCTTTTATCAGCTTAAGTCTTTTTATGTCAGTGCTTTGGGCTTTTGAACGAGCATACGTATCGCAATAACCATTGAGACGTTTAGTACTCGCCTTCATGCGACCCATCATACTATCAAATTCTTTGTCCATTAGATTTCCGGAAGTCCAGCGTTAAGGAAAGTGGCATACTGATCTGGATACTTTGCTATGTTGTTCAGTTCGTATTTGCCACAAAATTTTAGCAGTTGAGCGCCAACCATCTTAGCAGCCGGCTTCATATATGCGTTAGCCATAGCAATGTCCATTCCTTCTCGGATATGATCTGGCTGTAATGTTAAGTCGATTAACTTAGCATTGCGTTCGTAATCAACCATCACTTTGTGTTCTTCTTTCTTGTGATCAACCCAGCGTTGGAGCATAAAGTTGTTCCAGTTGTATCCTTGCGAATCACGGTCTTCATATGCTTCGCGGATGCCAACTTTGTTCTTTGTGCCTTTCAGCCGTGCGCCAGGAAATGCCGAGAACACGTTGTCACCAGTATCACCGCGGATACACTTAAGGAACAGTTCCCATTGTGGTTCTGGAACCGGTTTTAATTCTTTGGTTTTGTTGTCAAATACAGGCTGACCTTTTTCGTCTAATATGCCATTGACTGTGAATAATTGCTTGCTAACGGCATTGTACTGTTGGACATTTGGTGCCACTAACTGTATAAAATCTGTGTCGCTGCTTATGATTACGTGCTCGTCGTTTGGATGCATTTGAGTCCAGTGTGCGATGACATCGTCGCCTTCAGCGCCTTCAACTTGTAAAACTGTACAGTTGCTTCGCTTGTCCAAGAATTTGGTTAGATCGTTGTAAGCATCAAAAAATAGCGCATCTTCTTCTAACTGATCTTCTGTGAGTGCTTGGCGAGCAACCTTGCGATTATGCTTGTAAGGAGTATAAAACTTCTTACGCCATGAATTCTGTCCTTCTAACGCAAATACAACATGATCGCCGTTGTGCTGACGAAACTCTTTTGCTGCTGAAGACAGGGTTAAATGTAGCCCGAATCCAACTTTAGTCCATGCGTCAGACTGCCCCATTGTAATATGCTTACAACGGAAGAACATGTTCATTGTGTCAATTATAATATACTTCATTGTAATATTATACCTTAGGTGAGTGGTTTTTACAACTTTTTCGAAAAATTACTTGTGGTATGTTTTGTCCGAACATAATGCTAGCATGATTTGGTATTGTTCCCATGCTTCTTGCAGACCTACATGGTTCTTGCGCAGTTCCTCTTCAAAATATCCAGCGCGGATGATCTTGTCGAATTCATCCATTGAATAGCCGCCAATGTTTCGTTCGTACCATTCTTGAGTTTCTGACATTGTAGTTAATTCTTTAACAGGAATTTCAACAACTAATACATCTTCGGTTGTTATCTTTGCTGTATGCATACTAATTTCCATACCAAGATCTGAATCTGGATTAATCGATTCAACCGGCATATGATTGTATACTTGTCGGCGTTTTTGTCCAACAACTTTTCCACGTTGTCGATCAATCCATTCCTGGATTTTTAGTCCAACTCTGCGTTCCAAGTTACGAGTACTCTGCGCGTCCATCATCGAGCTCGGTCCGATTAATTTGGTTTCCGGTTTCTTCATCTTCATATGTTTCTAAGACTACGTGCTTGCAAACGTCACGAAACCACTGATCGACAGCGTCTTCGTCACTAACGCCATTGTAGCCGTTTTGATGTAACATTACAATGAAATGTTCATTCCAGTCCATTTCAATAGCACCAATGTTGGCACCATTGCCAGGTTCCATATCGATACTTACGATAT